AGCATAAGTTTTTTTTCAAAACCGTTTGGTTCCAATTATAATAAATTAAAAGAAGGAATGTTAAAGGAGTTCACCGAAGACATTACTTCTTATATAACAACATTTACAAAGAATAAATAGTATGTCAACAATAATAGAACAAGAACCGTTATTTACAATATTACCAGTAGGTCAAGAAATAATTTTTACAGTTTCTAACAATTCAATTGTAGCCACAGAAAAACAAGTAAAATTTTGTTGTGAAGTTCACATCAGTAACGACACAATGCCTAACACAGCAGTTTCAACTCATTTAATTGGAATATTTAAAGTTACACCAAACAACGCGGGTGTTGGGATCTTTGACATGAGAAATATTATTGAAAACTATGTTTCTGCAGATAATAGGTCGTCAACAGATAATTCAGGAACGTCGGGACCACAATTTAAAGGAACTTACGTTAATGAAAACACATTTCCATTACATATAATTGACAAATTTTCAATGTCAACAAATATTTCTGCTTTTATGGTTCTTCAATTTTTTGTTGAATATTTAGGCGCTCCCAATGGTGGGACTTCTGACCCAAATGTTGTAGCTAGAGCCGACGGAACAACCGTTAATTCTTCAGAATATAATTTATTTAATGGGTATGTCAAACATACAGATATTATTAAAATATTTAACAATAATTTTGGTTACGATACAACAAATTTTCAACCAGGAGCCACAAATAGAAAATTTTTAACAAACATACCATTAAGAACTGGTTTATTTGCAGCGCCTGTTGTTTACACAGAATGTTTTTATAATGATTACGGAACAGTTACAATTTACCAGCCTAACTCTATAACAGCAGATCAAGTTTACGCATTTATCATTAATTATTATGATAGTGACGGAACTTTTTTAGACACTGTTACAGTTTCAAAAGCGGTTTTAAATGGGGCATATAGTGTTGGTCAGTGGACAGAAGACACAAAAAAACAAGTTGTTTATTTTGGTTGTTTTCCAGGTAATTTACAAAATTGGAGTGCAGGAAGTAATATACCAACAGCTTCACAATTAGAAGGGGGGTATATATTAGTAAGCGCAATAAACGTAGGTAATTTTGCCACTATGAGACCTCTATTCATTAAAGTAAAATGCCCTGAACTTATTAAATACGAGCCGATCAGATTGTGTTGGCTTAATCAGTGGGGCGGTTGGGATTATTGGACATTTTCTTTAAAATCTGTAAGAAGTTTTAAAGGAAAGCAAACAACATACAGACAATTAGAAGGTAGTTGGAACAAATCATTATACACTGTAGATAGTCACAGGGGGGGGAAAAAAACATTTAGAGTAAATTCCCGTGAAGAAATAAGAATAAATACAGATTATTTAACAGAAGATTTTAATGTATTATTTGAAGAATTAATTAACAGTCCAGAAATTTACATTTTAGAAGGTTACCAAACTGATCAAAACTTTTCAATGCTTAATAATTATGTAACACCAGTTACATTAAAATCTCAATCAATGACACGTAAAACTAAAGTTAATGACAAATTAATTCAATATACATTTACAATAGAAAAAACAAAAACATTAAGAACACAAAGCATATAAAATGAGTATTCAATTAGTCGTATTTCCACAAAGTTATAACGGTCAACACAATGTAATAACGTCAGGTGTTTCAAATCAAGTTGTGGCAGACGGTCAATTATTTACAACGGCAGGCGGGGCGGTTGTAATAACGCCTTTTTATGACCCTTCAGGTTTGGCACAACTTGTAGTTACTCCAGGGTTTTGGAATAGAGCAAAAGATTCAGGGTTAACCACTCCCACTGTTTCTGGTGGAACTGTTACGTTATTTGACGAAACTACAAAATGGGGAAGTCAAATTTATCAAACAGTTGTTTTAACACCAGGAACACAATACGATTTAGTATGTAACACGTCAACCACAGCTTCAGGAAAAATACGTTTAGCCGTTTATGACGGGGTTACTTTTATTGGTCAACAATTTACATTAGCAAATTATGTTGGCGCTATGAACACATTAACTTTCACCGCTTTAACGTCAAACGCTACTGTTTTTATAACTTACGAACAAGCCACAGTAAACGATTCAATAAATATAGAAAGTGTAACACTCAACGAAACGGGTTTATCACCAACAGGAATTACAAATGATTTACAAGACGGTCAAGTTATTCTAGATTTATATGAAGACGAAGACATTCCGTTAACTTTAAGCGTTGACGACTTTAAAAATTCAGCAGAAAAAGTTCAATCTTATTCAAAGGCTTTTAACTTACCCGCCACTAAAAGAAACAACAAAATTTTTGATAATATTTTTGAAATAACAAGGGCGGACGACGGTGTTGTTTTTAACCCATATCAAAAAACACAGGCTTTATTAAAACAAGACGGTTTTACTTTGTTTGAAGGGTATTTACGATTAATTGATATTTCAGAAAAAGACGGTGAAAAAAGTTACAATATTAATTTATATTCTGAAGCCGTTGCTTTGGCTGACTTGTTAAAAGATTTAACATTTAACGACATTGACTTAACAGAATTAAACGGTGATTACACCCCAACAAATATAAAAAACAGTTGGAGTGGAACTTGGAATTTAGATCAAGCGTTAGGAATAGGCTCATTTGCGGGTAATCATCTAGACACAACTACAAACGTAATTAAGTTTCCATTTGTCGATTGGGAACATCAATACACAATTGACGCGGGGGGTTTTCCAGAAGTTCCAGAATGTGGCGGAACATTCAGACCGTGGATTAAACTAAAATATTTAATTGACAGAATTTTTCATCAAGAACTAGCGCCAGGAGTTCCCTTTCCATTTAGATATAAAAGTAATTTTTTTGATAGTGTTGTTTTTTCTGATTTATACATGGACTTTAACTGGGGCGACGCCCAAGAACCACAAGTTTTTGCAAACACTTTTGGTTTAACTTTACCAGGCGATGTGTCTATTGCTTTAACTACTTTTTCCACAATTAACTTTTTTCATTTTGGGCAATTAGTAAATCTACAAGGTTACGCCCCGTTACCTCCTACTGTTACTTATTCGTCAGGTGTTTTTGAACCGACTACAAACAACCAGACATTTACAGTAAGTTTCACTATAAAAGCAAAACGTTTAGGTTTTGGATTAAGTTATGAACCAGAAATGCAATGGAAACATACCGAAGCAAGTGGTAACGTTAATATTGTTTACACACACGCCTACCCAAATACGATGGCAATTTCTCAAACATTTGTCGGCTCTTTTACAGTAGTTATGAATTTAGGCGATACGCTAGAATGTCAATTTAGAGCCGTTGGTGGAAACCCTTATAAAATTGAAGACGGAACGACTGGAGGGTTTGGGTTATTTTTTAATCAATTAGTTCAAATATCAACATCAGCAACCCAAACAACAAGTAACAGTTTGTTAAAATCTTTACGCGGGGAATTAAAACAGTGGGAGTTTTTAAAAGGAATTATGACTATGTTTAATTTAGTTGCTATACCAGACAAAGGTGATAAAAACAACATTATTATAGAACCATACGCAGATATTTTTGTTGACAACCCCGCGGGAACAAGTTTAGCCAACCGAGGTATATTACATGACTGGACAGAAAAAATTGACATTTCTCAAATAAAATTAATGCCGTTAACAGAGTTAGACAAAACAACAATTTTTAAATTTGTTGAAGAAGACGACGACTACGCGTTCAATGTTTATAAAAATTCTACTGGCGGTCATTTATACGGAAGTAAAGTTTTTGACGCTTCAGGCTTTACACTATTACAAGGAACGAAAGAAATAATTGCCGAACCTTTTGCGGCTACATTTGTTAAACCGTTAATGTCTCAATACCCAGATTTAATTACACCTGCTATTTATTCTTATAGCGATGGAGACGGAACTTCTGAAGGTTTTGACAACGCCCCTCGTATATGTTATAATAACGGCATTAAGACTTTAGGTTCATGCACATATTCAATTCCTGGTGCGGGTGGGGGGGCAGGAATACCCGCCGAAGACGAATACTTGCAATTTAGTCATGTCAACCCACTACCAAACACTTTAGGGGGAACTGATTATCATTTTGGGGAATGTCAGTTAGCGCCTGGAGTTGGAGACCCGTCAACAGATAATTTATACAACACGTATTGGGCGCCGTATTTTAATGAACTTTACAACCCAAACACTAGAATAATGAGTTTAAAAGTAAACTTAAAGGCGGGAGACATAAGTAGATTTAATTTATTTGACAAAGTAATGATTAAAAACAGGGCTTACCGAGTTAATAAAATAAATTATAAACCGAATGATTTAGCAACCGTAGAATTTATATTAGTAAACTAAAATGGAATATATAAAAGGACAAAAAATAAAACCGCTTTCAATTTCTAGAAATGGAATTGTAACTTTTAGTGACAATAAACAGGCAACACAGCCTAGTCAAGAACAATGTTTAGCCTACGGGTATAAATATGACAAAGCAACTGGGACTTGTTACGCTTTTAATTTTCATCCAGCCTTAAATTTTAATTTACAAAACATTAACAATTATACAAGGGGTGGTAAAAACACAATTAGAACAGGTTCAAACAATACAATGATCGTTGGAGAAAAAAATTTGGTCAACGGTTTTAGTCGTAACAATATAATTGTAGGTCAAGAAAATCAAATTAAAAACACTGTCAACAACACGTTTGTTTACGGAACGTTAGGTGATTCCACAACTGATAACACTATTGTATTAGGGGGGAACAAAACTGGAGACATTTTAGGGGAAAGACAAACAAAAACATTTTTGTATGGCGCTAGAACAAACGACGGCACACAAACAAACGCGAATTTAAACAACACAACAGGCAGTTTTTTTCAACCACACGCTAACAGTGTTTATTTGTTTGAAATACAAACCTTAGCGGTTAGGGTGGGGAGTGAAGGTGAAGAACCGCCCGCAGGTAATGTTGGTGATTTTAAAAGTTTTATTGAAAGAGGTGTTTGTAAAAATGCAAGAACTGGTTTAACAACTCAAAGCACAGTAACGGCGTTAGAATCGTCTGGAACTACGACTGGTTGGGCTACTGAAACAACTGTTTTAGATGACGACTTTAAACCCACAGTCACAGGGGCGGAAGGCATGGATATTGAATGGGTTCAAACTATAAAATTAACAGAAATAAGAACATCAGTAACATTATAAATTATGGCAGACAAAATAGTTTTAGAAGCAGAAGTAAAATCAAATATTGGCAAACAAGCCAAAGCAACTGAAGAATGGGGGTCAGCTATTAAAGACACTTCTCAAGATTTAGATTTCCAAAAGAAAATTTTAATCGAAATGGAAAAAGACCTTATTGCCCTTGAAAAAGCGCAAGCCAAAATGGGTAAGGGTTCTTGGCAAGATAGCTTAACAGGAACGACAAAAAAAATTGAAGCGCAAAAAGCTGAACTAAAAGAACAACGTCTTACAATTAAAGACATGACTTTAGAACAACGTAAGGCAACTAAAGAACTAAAAAAATATAATAAAGAACAAAAGGAAAATGAAAAAGCTATAAAAAGTAGTATTGGTCAATTTGAAATTTTTGGTGTTTCTTTAAACAATGTAAAAGGTTTATTTACAAAAGCGACAACAGGCGCGAAACTTTTATTTAGAAGTATAACGGCGGGAATTATGTCAACAGGTATTGGGGCTTTGTTAATTGCCTTTGGTTCGTTAATGACATATTTAACAAGCACAAAAGAAGGAATGGACAAGTTGTCTGTTACTATTGCTAAAATTTCTGCGGGTTTTAATGTTATAAAAGACAGAATCGCGGGTTTTGGAAAAATAGTTGGAAACATATTTAATAAAAAACTTTCTGAAACATTAAGCGACGTAAAAGACAATTTCAAAGGTATTGGAGACGAAATGAAAGAAGAAGTCAAAGAAGCGGGGGAATTACAAAAAGCAACTAACAAATTAAGAGACATTAATAACGAATTTATTATTACACAGGCTAAAAAGAACAAACAAATTGCCGAAGCGCGTTTATTATCAGAAGACGAAACATTATCAGCACAAGAACGATTAACAGCGTTACAAAACGCCCAAAAATTAGAAAAAGAACTTGTTAAATCAGAAGTTGAAAATCAACGTGAACGTGTCAGAATTTTAGAAGCACAAACAAAAATGTCAAATTCCACAGCAGCAGACGAAAAGAAATTAGCTGAAGCAAAAGTTCAATTGATAAATGTAGAAACTAAATCTTTAAAACAACAAAAAAAGTTAGCAAGGGAAATGAACTCTTTAAAAAATGAAATAGCAGCAGAAGAACAAAAAAGAGTAGATGACGAAAATGCTAGAAAAGAACAAGAACAAGCCGACGCCGACGCTTTAAAATTAAAACAAGAACAAGACGCAGCAACATTATTAGCTTTACAACAAGAAAACACTTTAGCTTTAATTGAGGATTTAAGAACAAGGGCTTTAGCCGAACTTGAAATTGAAAAAGAAAAAGAAATGGCATTAGCTGAAGAAATGGAAAATTCTGAAGCTATGAAGTTAGCAATTAAAGAAAAATACGACAGGTTAACAAAAAAAGTTAATGACGACGCCGACAAAGAACAAAAGAAAAAAGACAAAGCTTTAATGAAAATGAAAGTGGGTTTTGCTGCTGACACGTTGGGTGCTATTTCTAAATTAGCGGGTGAAGAAACAGCGTTAGGGAAAGCTGCAGCGATAGCACAAGCAACAGTAACTGGAACACAATCTGTTATTAGCGCCTTTAACACCGCTTCACAATCACCATTAAATGCTATAATTCCAGGATATAATTTTGTTCAAGCAGGGTTAGCAGCAGCCTTCGCAGCCAAAACTATAAAAGACATATCTTCTAGTAAACCTCCTTCAGGAAGTGGCGGTGGTGGTGGTGGTGGCGCGTCAGCGTCGACAGAAGGTCCCGCCCCTCAAATGATGTCAGGTGCTTTTGAACTTGGTGGGGGTGTTGAACCAGAGCCAACAAAAGCGTTTGTAGTCACGGACGAAATGACTAACAGTCAAAACCAACTGTCAAACATAAGAAGAAGGGCTACAATTTAAAAATCAAATAAATATTAACAAATTATATTATATACTATGCCTTGTAAACAATGTGATAACGGAAAATGGAAGTGGGGAAATAACGGGAAGTGTCAATACGATTCTAAAGAAGAATGCGAAAACGCTAACCCTAACCACAACTACGAAAAAACAACTAAAATTAAAGAACTGGTAATTTCAGAAGACGCGAAAGAACTAGCAATTGACGCAATCAGTTTAGTTAACTCCCCCGCGATTGAACAAGATTTTGTTTTCTTTGGAAAAGAAAAAAACAATTTAACATTCGCAAAAGTTGACGAAGAAAAAAGAATGTTAGTTTCACCCGCTTTAATACCAAATAAACAAATTTTTAGATACGACCCTAACACTGATTCTGAATACTATGTTTATTTTAGTCCAGAGACAGTTAGACAGGCTTCCGAATTGTATTTAAAACATAACAATCACCACAAAGCAACATACGAACACTCAGACCGTGTGTCTGGCGTTTTAACTGTTGAAAGTTGGATAAAAGAAGGGGAACAAGACAAATCAAAATTATACGGATATGATTTGCCAAATGGAACGTGGTTTGTAAAAATGAAAATTAACAATGAAGAATTGTGGAATAAAATAAAAGCGGGAGAATTAAAAGGTTTAAGTATAGAAGGTTACTTTACAGACAAATTTGAAGGCATGGAACAAAGGGAACCAACTGATCAAGAAATTTTACACGCTTTGAACGAAATAATACAGGAAAATCAAATAAAGTCAAACTAATTACATTTAATAAAAAAGAACCTATGGACATCAAAGAAAAAATACTTATTGCACTTGGTCTTAACAAAGACGAAGAAATTAAATTATCATGGCAAGCTAAATCAGAAGACGGAACAATTTTTGTTTCAACCGCCGAAGAACTTGAAGCGGGTGTTGATATTAGCGTTTTAACAGAAGACGGGACTACAATTTTATTACCAATCGGCACGTATAAAACAGATACGGGCGTTTCTTTTAGAGTTGAGGAAGAAGGTGTAGTTGCTGAAGTTATGGAAAGCGAAACTGAAGAAGAAGACACACCAAAAGAAATGGAAGAAAAGGAAGAAATGAAAGACGAAGAAGAAAAAGACGGTTACGACGACGAAGCAGCGGTTGGAGATTGGGAAGGCATGGAAAAAAGAATTAAAAATCTTGAAGACGCCGTAGCTGATCTAAAAGAAAAAATGGGAACAGAAAAAGAGTATGAAGAAGAAGACAAAGAAGAAGAAGTTGAAATGACTGAAGAAAAATCAGAATCTCCAAAAACTGTGACAACTAAAACAACAGAAGTTGTAGAATTTTCTTCAGACGATTTTAATAAATTAAAAGAAGAAAACAAAAAATTAAAAGAAGAATTGTCAAAAACACCTGCTGAAGCACCAATTAACACAAATAAATTCAGCGCCGAAGTTAAAAAATTATCAAAAAAAGAATATAATAAATTGACTTCTAGAGACAAATTTTTACACGATTTAAAAAAATAATAATAAACAATAATTAACCAAAAAAAAACAGATTATGGCATTTAATGTAAATTCAAATTTTGCGGGAAAAGCAGCGGGGTTTTATGTTTCGGCAGCCCTAAAACAAGCAAAATCATTAGACTTCTTATCTCTAATGGAAAACATCAAGTATGAGAGTAATATCCAAAAAATGGCAGGGGCAGACGTTGTTAGAGACGCTACTTGCGACTTCACTGATCACGGAACACTAGATTTAACGGAGAAAGTGTTAAAACCAAAATTACTTCAAATCAATATTGATTTATGTAAAAAAAGATTACTAACTTCATGGGAAGCTTTAGAAATGAAAGCAGGCGCAGGCGCTATGCCTCCAGTTTCTTTTGAAGACTATGTTATTTCTTACATGGGAGAAATTATAGCTAACGCAACTGAAACTTCAATTTGGACAGGGGCAGACGCTAACAACGGTGAATTTGAAGGTTTCTTAACAGCAGGAACTGGGGTTTTCGCGGTTGACGGAACAGTTCACGCGTCAACAGCAACAGCGCCTTATTCAACGACTAACATAATAGCTAACTTACAAACATTGACTGCTGACATGGCAGCAAACGTTCCTAACATTTTAACCAATGACGACACGTATATCTACATGAACGCTAAAACATATTCTTTATATATTAGCGCGGTTTCGACTTTAGGTTACGTTAACGCTTATAACATGAACGGTGATTACGAGCCAGTATTTGAAGGTTACAAGGTAGCGGTTTGTCCTGGCTTATCAAATGACGAAATGGTAGGAGCTAGAAGAAGCAACTTATTTTTTGGGACGGATTTAGTTTCAGATCACACGCGTATCCAATTAATGGACATGGGATTATTGGACGGGTCAGATAATATCCGAGTAGTTGGAAGATACTCTGGCGGTGTTCAATTAGGAGAGGGAACAGACATAGTTCACCAATCGTAATAAAATTATTTACAGACGCGGGGGTTTCGACCCCCGTTTCTTAACCTTTTAAAATTATAAAATTATGGCATGCACGGCACTTACAAAAGGTAGAGGGGTTGACTGTAACAGGATTTCAGGCGGGGTAAAATTTATTTACTTTGCAGTTTTAGATCAAGTTTCTTCATTTCAATATGACGCGGCAAATGAACTTGAAATTGATACAATTGATTTTGGCGGTAATGATATTTACAGATACACAATGCCTATGGGCGTTTCAAGTGTTACTGATACAATTGTTGGTTCAAGGGAAAACGGAACTATTTATTACACTCCAACAGCAAATGTTTTGTTTAACAGACTGACGGTTCAAGATCAAGAAGAAATCAAGCTTTTAGGGGCAACAAAAGTAATTATATTTGCACAACTAAATCAACAAGTTGTTGGAACTACAAAAGACGTTATATTAGCGCTTGGAATGGTTAATGGAATGGAGTTAAACGCGGGTTCTATGGATACAGGGGCAGCATGGGGAGACAAAAACGGTTACACACTGACATTTGACGGAATGGAACAACAACCAATGGCAATGTTAGAACCTTATGGAACAGACCCATTTGACAACGCAGGTTTCACAAACTTAAATTCAATTATTACTACGTAAATTAAAACCTTTACAATTTATAAAAAGGGCGCTTTTTTTAAGCGTCTTTTTTTTTAGGACAATAAATCATTAGTTTTTATATTATATAAGTATATGATACACGGAATAACTGGACAAGACTTTACAATTTATATTCAAACAGAAGACAACGCGATACAACCTTCTGCTACTTATGATTGTAAGTTTCATTTGTTTAAATTTACAAATGATATGAATGGAGACGTCCAATACGCTTACCCTCATCGAGAAACAATTTACAACAGATATAGTGTTTTTACTTTTTTATATAGTTTGACACCAAGTGTTTATTTAGGAAAAGTAAATTTAATTCCTGCGGGTTATTGGAAATACCAAGTTTTTGAAGTGACATGGAGAACGTGTCCATCAGAAGACGGAGGGGTTTATAATTTAAACACAGGTAACGCCCCGCCAACAGAAGAATTTGTTTTTAATCCTGGCGCTAACGATCGCGGTGTTGTTATTGGTCAGGTTACAAAAGGAAAATTGTATATGTCAGAAAACGCGGGAACAGAAGAAGTGACGTATTCACAAAACGCAAAAAGCGTTCAAAGAATAAGTATCATTGACGGGGGGTCTGGTTACGCGGTAGCGCCAACTTTAACAATTGTGGGGGGTGGAAATGTTATTG